GGACAATTAGGAACAACTGATGTAACACATAACATTGGAGATCTTAACAGTCTTAATGTTGATCACTTCAGTTATAGTGCAAGGTTTGCAGATGAATTAAGATTCAATCCTGCTGCGGTATCTAATAATACTCTAGTTGTAGATAATAACCTCGGACCTGCTAACTACTTTGTTAATGGTAATATAGTACAGTTTACTAATGTTACTGGATTAAGTGGTGTATCTGTTGGTCTTAACTACTATGTTAGAGATTCATCAGGACAGAACTTTAAGTTAGCATCTACTGTTGGTGGTAGTGCAATTGCAATTACTGGTACACCAACTGATGCTAGAATCATTCTAGATGGTCATAAGATTGATACATCTGGATCTGGTGGTGGTGGAACTGCTTGGGCTGCTGGTGATACAACACTGTTACTCAACAATGTTAATGGTCTTACAGTTGGTGATCTAATACTAATAGAGAATGAGATCATTAGAATTGCTGCTCCACCAAGTGAAGCTAACAGATCTGTTGTAGTTCAGCGTGGTCAGTTCTGTACAACTGATGCTGCACATGCAGATAACACATTCATTGCTGGATTAGTCTATACTCAGGACGCAACCTTCATAAGAGAAGGTAACAGTGGTGCTGGAGATACTACATTAGATGCTGGTGCAACTACAATCCAACTCGGTGAGTTTGGTGGTACATTCAAGGCAACCGATTACCTAAGATTAAGTGCTGATGCTGGTGGTGCATGTCCTTCAGGTGAATTTGTAAGAATTCAGTCTGTTGTTGATGCAAGTGCTGAGACATTCATCATTAATGATGGTGCTTCTCCAACTCCTGCTAATAGATTAGTAGTTAACAGTGTAACTGGTGCTGCTACAAGTACTTTAGTTGCTCCTCCTACACTTACTGGTACTGAAGATTTCACAGTTAAATTAACAACTACCTATAACAGGTTTGTAATTGAAAGTGATACATCTGGTACTGAAGAGATTGTATTCAGAAGAGATGGTAGAATCACTCTTATTGGTGATGGTACTTCATCTGCTCCTGCTTCAATACTTGGCGAGACAGGTAGTGCTGCATTTACTGGTGACCTTTGGGTAACCAATACAGATGCTACTGCTACAAGTGGTAACTCTGCAAGTCTTGATACTGGTAGATTGAGACTTACTCAGTCTAGTGGTGATTTAGATCTTGCTGGTGGCATCGACATGGATGGCGACCTTAAGATTTACACTGGTACAACTGGAATTAACTTCAGTGGTACACCTAAGTTCTCAGTCACTGCAAGTTCTGGTGATGTAGCAATCGGTGGTGATATTAACCTAACAGGGTCAATAAATATTGGTGGTATCGATAATCTAATCACACCTACAGGTGGTAGAAAGTGGTTGTACATCGATGATCCATCAAACACAGATGCTACTGCTCCAACACTTGTTGCTAATACTAACTACTTTATCAAACCAAGTGGTACTGGTGTTGTGTTAGTTCTTAAACTGCCCACCTCACCTGCTACAGGAGATATGATAAGGATTATTGACTTAGGTGGTGCTTTATCCTATAATTGTCAGTTAGTTATTCGTGCTGCTACAACTGTAGAAGTACAAGGTGATGCAACTGGTACTACACTTGGTGGATTAGGTACAGCATGGACAGGTGGTGAACTAATTGTTAACACTCCTAATGTTGGTCTTGGTCTGGTATATGTTGGTGCTACTGACGGTGCAAACACAACTATTGCTTCCTCTGATAGAGGTTGGAGAATCGTAGAGGTTTAATAAATGGCAGTTAATTATAACTTTCAAAAATCACTAAAAGGGACAGCGATTGGTACGATTGTCCCTTGGACTGGTGACCTCACAAAGATACCAAAAGGATGGCTTCAATGTAAGGGTCAGGAACTAGATGTTGCTGACTTTCCATATTTGTATGAGATTATTGGAATTAAATATGGTGGTGTAGCAGGAAATAGTTTTAAGTTACCAAACATAGGTGCTAAGTCATTGGTTGATTATCATACATCACATGATAGTCTTTCTAATTTTAGTATACCGAATTCATTTAAAACTTTAGTTGATGACACTGATGATACAGCGAATGAAGTTAACCCTATTCGTAATTCAAATATAGATTTATTTGCATCATATAATGCAAACATCAATAATATGTTAGGTTTTGTTAAGGGTGTCACATTGAATGATCCTGTATTTTTTGATGGATTGACAACTTGTGGTAGAGCATTGGGAGACTATCATATTGGTACTCATGCACATGGTGGTGGATCTGGTGAAGGAACAGCTGGTTCAGGAACATTTGATGTTTGTGGTGCTCCTACTCAGTGGGCAGAAGCATGTCAAGATAATGGAAATGCTAACTGTTTCTTATTCTGTCCTGATGATTGTGGTAGTCCACAGTTTAACAGGATGGAAGCAAACACTCCTACTTCTGAAAGACAGAGGATAGGAATTTTTGATGGTAACCAAGCAAGTACAGGAGATTTTTATTCAGGAAGATTCTTAACAAGACCAGGTAGTTATTCTGCTCAGGGTGCTCAAGGTTGGGCTGCTAGGAGAAATCCAGGACAAAACCAAAGCACCAACTATAACTATGTTGACTCATCCAATATGGATACCGAGGGAACTGTTACTTCTCCTTGGTCATTTGCTGCTGTTGATACATCACACTTATTTGCTAACTTTGTTAATGCTGGACAAGTTACGATGGATGCACACATACACCCATCGATGTTCTATTCTATAACTAAAGGTAGTATGAATGTTCCAGCAACTTTAGTTTTAAATAATGTTGGTAGAGGTAACATGACACCATTAAATTCAGGTAATGTTGGTATTGGTACTGTAGCATGTAATATGCAGACACCTCAGTTATCCATTCTACATATCATAAGGACGTATTAAGATGGCAGTAAACTACGGATTTGAAAGAGGTAAGTATGGATGTTTTCCAGGTACTATCATTGCGTTTCCTAGAACATTAGATGGTAAGACTCCTACTGATACAGACCATAGAAATTATTTACCAGCAGGATTTTTAAGGTGTGATGGATCTATCCTTAATGGTAATGATTACCCAAACTTAAAAGAAATACTTGGTGTTGGTTCTAACTCTAAGTTTAGAAAAGATGGCACAACATTGAAAGAAGATAATGCTGAGAATGCTTCTAGTGGTGGAACATTTCAGTTGCCAGATTTAGGTGCTAAGTCTATAATTGCCAGTAATGCATCAGGTGTATACACTGGTGATACTGTAGATGATAATAATACTTCACCAAAGACAGTAATTCCTAAGGTTGGTATTGCTGCTGATGTTACATTAAATCAGGGAACAACTCTCAACATGAACTACAGTGGTTCATTCTCAACACCTGAATGGGATATTCCATTCATTAGTAACCAGAACTGGGGTACTAATATGGGAGTTGTGTTTGATACTGAGGTAGCAAATGATAGTGGATTCCTAATGCATGGTCACTTCAGTAACTTGGCTGTATGGGGATATTCAAACACTGAAGATTATAGTGCTAGAATGTCTGTATCTGATGCTTCACCAGAATTTCCTGGTATTAATAGTATCGCAGTTATAGGTCAAGTAACACCTATTGCTGGTAGTCAGACTACATCTGTTCATCAACATACTGTTCAAAGAACATTCCCACAAAGAAATAATGACTTTGATGCTCATATTAATGCATTTACTTCAGATGGATTTAATGTTGTGACAGAAACCAAATTGGTTGAACAGAACACTTTGAAGATGGACGATATCGTGCCTAAGTATATTATAGTAGAGTTCTTTATTAAGTTCTAACATGGCAACTAATTACTCAAAAGTTCATTCAAGAGTTGGTGCTGCAATAGGCACTATAATTAGTGTGCCTAAAGATAGTACATGGACTAATAGTACTAATCCAGCAACTGAGGCATCTAACTGGCAGTTGGATGATAATTATCCAGGATGGTTACCATGTGAAGGTCAGAGTTTAAGTAAGTCAGACTATAGAGCATTGTATCAGGTTATTGGAGATACATATGGTTCTACAACAACAAATTTCAGTTTACCAGATTATAGATCTAAGAAATTAATAGGAACTGGATCAGTTGATGGCAATCAACCTGGAGGATTAACTCTTACTCCTACTTCTGGACCTGGAAATTCATTAGCAGAACCAAATACAGCAGGTTCGGAAGGTGGTGTATATTCTGTTACGACAGTTAGACAATTGCCACCATCATCTGAAATTACACCTGGATCTCCATCTACTCCAGAAACTATTGGTGGAGGTGCTACTGATACATTTAATATCAGTACATTTACATCAGATGGTTTTGGTCAGGTAACAACAGTTGTCAATTCTGATATTAGTGGTACAGTAACATGGGGTGCTGGTGCAACCAATACTGGTACACAAGCATTTCCAACACCAATACCAGGTCCACACTACCATGAGATAAGGTATGCTCAAAGAGGTAATACTCAGGCAGCAGCTGGTAATCCTTATGCATCAGCACAAGATGTTGGTTTCATGAACTCTGTTGAGGCAGGTATTTTATCATACTCTAGGTTTGGTCAATCACTTAGAAAGCATAGTCATATGTTAAACTGGGGATATGGAACAACCTATGCAGGATATGGTAATGATGAAGCAGGTGGATCATCAGGTCTTGTAAACAGGACTGAGATTGGTGGTAATATCAACCAGAAGTTCGGAACAACCTTTACTGCTGATAACAACAGGGGTAATGTTCTTAGTAAGACTGTAGGTATTTCTAATAATACTGGAGATACTCTTGGTGTATTCTTCAATGTTGGTACATTCACACTATCTAATGCTGCTAAATCCTTATGGGATGCTGCACTGGACATGAGATTGCAATCAGCAGAAGAACTGCCAGTCATGCAACCGTACTTTAGATTAAAGTACTTGATAAAAGCATTTTAGTATGCTATAATAAAATCCTTGAATTGAATTCAATATGCAAATAACCAGAGCAACGAGTCAGATCGTACCTATTAAACCAGTAGAGTTGATGGAAGGTAAGTATGATCAGCACATTGGAGTATATGAAGATCATGTACCAAAATTTTTATGTGATAAATTAATCAAGACTATTGATGATGCTATTGATACTAGCACAAGTGGTGACTACCTAGGAGAGAGGGCAGCAGAAAGACAAGAAGAGACTGGTAGTCCTAATGATCCTGACCATGAGGATACAACTGTCATGCAAGGGGTCAATCAGTTCCCTAATACTGTACTTGGTAGAAAGGATGAGTCTATTCTTCTACAGTATGTGGATGCTATGCTACATGCTGAGATTAATCAGTATCTACAGTCATGTTTCGCTCATTACTGTCAGGAGTATGGATCATTCAACTGTAAGTTGATATCATACGATCAGAAATTACAGAGAACACAACCTGGTGGAGGATATCATATGTGGCACTGTGAGAACAGTACATATGAGATGTCAAACCGCACATTGGTATGGATGATATATCTTAATGATGTTGAAGAGGGTGGGGAAACCGAATTCCTACATCAACATAAGAGATTTACACCTAAGCGTGGTACGGTTGTATTTTGGCCTGCTGCATTCACACATCAGCACCGTGGAAATCCACCACTTAAAGGTACTAAATATATATTGACAGGATGGTACATTAATTGTCCAACGGCATAGTAAAATGGCAAACAACGGTAAACCACTACTGCAATTTACTCCTAAAGATGGGTCTTTGTGGTTCAATAATCATGTTGAAACATTAACAGCAGATGAATTAGCTGAGATTAAGACTACCATAGGAGATTATTGGTGGACAGATAATGATGAATTAGCATTCGTCACTATCTACACTGATATGACTCTATATTGTGAGAGGAAAAAGAAGGCGTGGAATTATCGTACAGGTTCCTCTACATTCACTGGATATGAGTTTACTGCTCCTACTAAGGAACAGACTCAGACATTATATAATCAGTTATCGAATAAGTTCGAGACATTAAGAATTGAGAAGCTTAAGGCAGAGAAGGATAAGATCTCTGGTATACTTACAGAAGAGTATAGTGGTCTCATATCATCATTCAAGGGTATGAGAACTCGTATGCTTCTTGACAGTGATTATACACAGTTGGCAGATTCTCCATTTAGTACTGCTGATAAAGCATTATGGGCAACATATCGTCAGTATCTTCGTGACATGCCAGCAGATCCAGCATGGTTAAGTAATGATGTGTTTAAGGTTGACTTTCCTATAACACCTACGGATTACTTAACATTAGATCCTTCAAGAGGTACTACATATTTGTCTATCCCTGCTCATTTCCAGAATGCAGCTGCACTGAAAGCTAAGGTTAAGTTACTTAGAGTTAACAGGTATCTTAATCTACCTCAACTATACATTAGTGATGCAGATTGGGAGACCAAGACTTATGATGAACTTAATGAGAGACTTAATAAGTATCTTGCTAAGATTGATGGAGATCTCAAGTTTGATATCTCATTCACAACGAAGGATGGTAATCGTACTTCTGCTCATGGTACACAGACTGGACAGCATACACAAAGTTGATGATTCTTTAATTTATTATGTTTCATATTATTGATATTTTTGATAAAGATAATAAAGATTTAAAATATATACAGGAAGCTTTTACCAAGGCAGATTTTTCTGCTGGAAAGATGTTTACTGTTGGATATGGATCAGATCAGAAGAAATCTGATATATACCAAGATTTAAAAAATAATCAAGAGATGATTGCTGATCTTCCTGATCCCTCTCATCCTTATCATAATCATTATAAGAAACAATCTTATTATGGTAAGTCTGCATCTAAGATGCAGAAGATGGTTGATGAGTGTTGGGAACTAAGACATCAAACATGTTGGAATTTCCATACTGATTTTATATTTTCAAAATATCTAACAGGTGGATATTATCATCAACATGTAGATAGTCAGAAGATGGGTAATAGAAGAACTGACTATTCTGTAACAGTTTTTCTTAACGAACCATATGATTATGAAGGTGGTGAGTTGTGTATTGATGTTGGCACTCAGGAAGTAAAGTTTAAGTTACCAGCAGGTAAAGCAATATTATATCCTACAGGTATTAAGCATCGTGTTTCTGAGGTTACATCAGGTGAGAGACATGTATGTGTCTTTTGGTTGGAGTCTGCTATTCAAGATAAAAGGATACGAGAGATATACATAGGTCTCGATGCTATCGGTAATAAATACGTTAGTCAACCCAATGCTGGTGAGTTGATAAGTCAAGAGACCTATGCTTTAAAACACCAGATCCTACGCCATTATGCTAACTACCAGTCATGAATAATATACCAGAAGTATTAGAAGTAGCAAGAATTATAGAGCATTATTGTATATCGCATAAGAAGGCAATTTTATACTATGAAATCAATTGCCTTGAGGATAGGAGAGATGATGTTGTGGCATTTTATAATGGAAAGATAGATCCGATCTTACTTGAACCATTGAAGACGGATGATGATTATTTCCTTACATTTGACACAGATCAAGATGCTATACAGTATGCTGAAACAAATTTTCCTTATGAATCCGAAATAGATGATGCTGAGAAGTTTATCCACTGTCGTGTTTGGTCACAGACTGGTGGATTCTCTTGGGAGAATACTGACGGTAACATAAGAAACTTGCCCCAAGCACAACCACCTGAAAGATAAATCATGACTGACGAAACACATGTATCAGAGACCATTGGAAACCGTACACAAGAACTACGAAAGAAGATTCGAGACCTAGATGGTTTTGATCTTGCTGTTCTTCCTTTTATATACCTTTATGAGTTAGGATCTCAAGTGGTATCATTTGCAAAGGAGAAAGGTGTAGTTGATTGGGTAAAGAATAAGTTTAATGGTAAAGTTACTCAAAGCACAACCCCAGAGCAACCAGTTGAGGAAGTGGCACAAGCTACTGACACACCACCGCCACCTGCTGTATAATATAAGAGTTGAGGGATAACGGTTCTACTGCCTCGTAAAGAGGGTTCAGGTGTAAGCGATTCCCAGTAGGTAAATTTGGGCATATAGGTGAAACCTATGTCGATGCCCCGTTCTCTCAACTGCTGCAAGTCCCTTTGGTAGTTTCAGACTTGGAGGCGATAGGAAACTGCCAACAATATTATTATTCATTATCATGCCACTATCAGCAGCAGATGGTTACAAGATCAGAGAGGAATACTCTGAGATAAAAGAGAAAGCAATTTGTGATGCACATGGACTGCAACAGATTGGTGGATCTCGTACCAAAGTTGATGGTGCTAATGGTGATGACAAAGTAAGTATTAAAAATGCCAGTGGTTCATCCACACAGGTACATCTAACAACACAGAAGCATTTCATTGAGCAACTTGGTCTTAATGGTAATGCTTCTATTTTTGTGCGTTTGTTTTGTGGTAGTCCTGCTATTGATAACTATGGTACAGATAGATTTAAGGTAGATCAGATACACACAGATTATACTGATGCATTTAGAGATTTCCTTAATGAAAACAAGGAAAAAGTAGTAGATCTAATTATACGCAATGGGTTTGACATCACACATGTCATTTATAATGATATAAAAAATGATGTTGAATACAAGTTGACATATGAGGAGATCCTTGATAGAATTAAAAATGCAGAGTGGAAGTTTTTGAATGGTGGCATCCATTTAAAATTGAATGGTAAGACACTATTCCACTTCCAGCGTGAAGGCAAGAAGAAAACTTCTAACCGTTACAATGTACTATGGCACATTCATCGGAATCTATTTCAGTAATTGATTGCCTTGAAGGTATGAGTGAGTTAGATGACAATTCTATTAATTGCATTGTAACATCACCACCATACAATAAGAAAGGTCTATTAGGTAAAGTTGCCCTAGGTAATCAAATCTGGGGCAAATTTAATATTGATTACAATTCTTATGGCGATGACATGCCAGAGGAAGATTATCAAGCATGGATGGTTGCATTTTTAAATGAATGTCATCGTGTTATTAAACCTGATGGTAGTATATTCTTTAATCATAAACCAAGACGATATAAGAATAGAGCATATCTTCCAACTGATTTTCTTCAGCATAGTTATGCTAACTTGTATCAATTAATAATATGGGATAGACGCAACTCACCTAACATTCGTAATGATGTATTAGTACCATGTACTGAGCACATTTATTGGTTATGTAAAGATAAACCTAAGACATTTCGTAATGCATTAGATTCATCATACATAGGTGAAGTGTGGAATATTCCACCTGAAAGGCAGAAGAAGCATCCAGCACCATTTCCTGAACAGTTAGTAAGAAATTGTATCTTACTGGCGACAGAAGAGAATGATATCATACTTGATCCATTCATGGGAAGTGGTACAACAGCATTAGTGTCACAATCTCTTAACCGCAAGTGGTTGGGGTTTGAAATTGACGAGAAGTATGCTAAAATTGCCAAAGATCGTATAAACTCCAGCATATTATCCTTTACCTAGCATGGCATCAAAAGATCAAAGAACAATAGAAGATTTAGATTCCTCTTATGAGAAGTGGGATCGTGCTAAGACATTGTTCTTAGAATCATTGCATAAACCAGACCATGAGTTGCGTGGTTGCTCTCATAATCAGAAATGCTATCATGAACTGATGGAGATAAGAGATCGTATGATAGAAATAGCAAAGGATATGCCAAATCCTAAACCAAGAGATGAATCTCCATATAATAATATTCCCAGTAGGTACTAATGACTGATTTTGCTAAACAAATTAAAGAAGGAACTAAAGTATCTCATTCAGCAGCAGAGAACACTAAGTTTGTTGCTGGTTTTCTTAGAGGTGTAGTAGATCCTGAGAATTATCGTGAGTTGATTAAGAACTTCTACTTCGTATACAAATGTATGGAGTATGAGATATCAAACTTGAAGGATCATCCTGTAGTTGGTAAGATGTATTTTAAAGAGTTAGAAAGAACTAATTCTTTAATAACAGATCTTGAATATTATTATGGTCCTGATTGGGAACAACAAATTAAACCTAGTAAAGCATGTGAACAGTACTTATATCGAATCCGTGAGGTGGCTAAGGATAATCCTGAGTTACTTGTTGCTCACCACTATACCAGATATTTGGGTGATCTTTCTGGTGGGCAGATCTTAAAGGGCATTGCTGAGAAAGCATTGAATCCACCATTAGGTAAAGGTTTAGATTTCTATGAATTTAATAGTATATCTGATGCTAAAGAATTTAAGACAAACTATAGGTCTACCTTAGATTCACTAGACATAGATCAATCTATGATGAATGCTATGATTGCAGAAGCAAACTATGCATTTAGATTGAACATGTATATGTTTGATGAACTACAAGGTAGTGCATCTAAATCCCTAATCAAAGTCCTTTGTGGACTTGTTAAATCGAAACTTGGACTTAAATGACAACAACACATAGAGACACACTACTCAAACTATTGAAAGAGAGAGCATACCGTCATGGACAGTTTACTCTATCATCTGGTCAAGAGTCAGAACATTATGTCAATTGTAAACCTGTCACACTATCATGTGAAGGTAATGCATTACTATCACATCTTATGATTGAAGAGGTAGAGAAGAATGCTGTTGCAGTTGGTGGATTAACATTAGGTGCAGACCCATTAGTATGTGGTATTGCACAGAAAGCATACTATAAATGTGATAGACACATTGATGCTCTTATCATACGAAAGAATCCAAAAGGATATGGTACTAAAGAGGTCATTGAGGGTAATAAACCACCTAAAGGATCTGTTATTACTGTACTTGAGGATGTTACCACAACTGGTGGCAGTGCAATGGTAGCAGTAAATGTTCTTCGGGATGCAGGTTATGTTGTTAATCGTGTTGTTGCTATCGTTGATCGTATGGATGATCATAAGATATGGGATGATAATAATATTGAATTCAGATCACTATTCACACTCAGCGAGGTTGCCAATGCCTGAACCATATGATGATACAGGTGTCCATAAGAATGTACAGATCACAATTGATCTGAATGAATTAGTATGGGCAAGAGGTGAATTTCTTAAACAAGAAATGTCAGTTAATCAAGCGGAATATATAGCAGAGACACTAAGAAGGACATTGACTTGGGATACATTGTATCACATGGTTGATAGTTCTATTTTAGAGTTCTTTGATTGTCATGAGCATCCTGAAATATGGGATCCTCACTACGGTGAGATACAACCTGAACCAGGTCGTGAAGATGAATTGAATAAATTAGAAAAGGCAGCAAAGGCAAGAGAGAAGGCAAAAGCACAGTTTGAAATGGTGGATTTAGTTGCACCAGCATGGACTATTAAAGTACCTCGCAGAATCAAAAATGATTAGTGATGAAAGGCAACAACAATTAATAGAAATGATGGAGGTCATGGAGGATACCGTAGAGTATTTCTGTGATAAGAACATGGTATCAGGTGAAATTGCTTGGACTATGGTTGCATCTCTTGCTGACGCTAAACTGGGGCAATTCGATGAGAATGAATAATAAGACTAAATTAATGTTCGCATTAGAACATGTTGCACACTTAGAGGATCTCTTATTTGAGAATGAATGGGATAACTATCTCATGCAACCTCTAACAACAATCAAATATGAGTTAGAACGCCAACTACAAAATATTAACGATGAACGAGCAGGAATTTAAATCAGCAATACAGAATATTCTGATGTTGCAGAAGAATACTGATAGGAATTTACAAATTCTACAATCACAGATTGATGGGTTGCAGCGGCAACTTGATTCAATGAAGGAGTTCAGGGATCTATTCAAGATACCTAAGGAAGAAAATAAGAACCGTGAACCCTTCGAGTTTTACGATGAAGAAGACTGATTTCTATCGTGGGATGAAAATCAGGTGGAAAGATGATAGTGGTGTTGTGAATTTTATTGGTTCACAATATATTACTATTACCACTCGTGAATGGCCTGATCCCGATAAATTGCATGGAGTATCTCAATGCAATCTTCTTTGCCCTAGTTGTTATTGGGATGAAATTGAAGTAATGGAGGAACAACCAAGTGACAATTAAATTCTTTCCTACTAACTTTGTATCGTATAGTAAGGTAGAGAAGCATGATGAAATCAAGGATGAAATACTTCCTAGAATTCTACACTATGCACAACGACATAAGGACTCATTTAGTCATAAATGGGATGAAATTACTAAGAGTAAGGTCATCACCACATATAGAACTGGTATAGATAAGGACATAGCAGCGATTATACTTGACAAGTATATCAAATACATGGTATGGGATCCTTTCAAGGAAGTAGTTGACTTTGCTGGTGTCAGAAAATTTAATGATGCTGGTGTCACTAGTTGTTGGTGGAATGTATATAATACTGGTGATTATGCTGATATGCATACACACAGTGCTGGAGTTAAGGGAAATCCTAACTATTCAGGAGTGTACTTCCTAGACATGGATGAAGAGAATACATTAGAGTTCGTTTCTCCTGTATTATCATCAACACATCCTATTGATAGTACATTTCATACAATGACCACTGGTGGTTATGAAGATCCTTCACATAACATAGGTGAAGGGATGGTGTGTATATTTCCATCATCACTCATGCATCATGTTAAACCATGTGCAAAAAGGCGTGTTACTATATCATTTAATATTGCGTGTCGATACCCTGAATTTGATAGTGAGTTGCAAGTATATCCTACTGATCCTAATGCAGGAAAACCAGTTCCAGGAACACAAGGTTCATGGATGAATTAACAAATTTTCGAGGTTCACATGAATAGAGAAGCAGTTACAACGGAGGTTGAACTAACCACTGATCAAATAGAATTCATTAGAAGTGCATTATGCCACTATGATGAAACCGACACAGAACTTTGGGACCACTTGTCAAACTGTCTACAAGATGCCCTAGAGTCCTGATAGTCTGCTATATTAAGTACATGGGAAACGAAACAGGTTTCTTTCTAGTCTGACTCTGAAGCAGACACATGATCGAAAGAGTAATGCACTGACCCCTGATTTCGTTTCTCTCGCCCTTTGCTCTAAAGTTCTAATGAATGTAAACAAGAACACAAGGAGCACATCAAATGGTAAAATCATTGAATGCCCTTGTTGCAACCAACCATCCAAAGTTTATCACTTCGCATGGTCAGCATTAACATGTGTTCACTGTGAAGAATCAGTGGATAAGTATGAATGGAGGTTGGTTTAATGTACACAGGAACCCAACAATTAATTGAAGACATTGCATACTGCAAGGAAGCACTTGGATGCAATAAGAAAGAGATTGATGAACTCATGAATGCTGCTAATGATCTCACTCTTAACACACAGTATTTTGTTGAAGAGTTTATCTTTGGTGGTGAGAATGTAATGAAGTATCATCGTGAAGACTACATGGATCTTGATGTATTCAATGAGATTCATGGTATATATTTTGAGGAGGTAGAAGAGTAATGTATTCATCTGAATTCTTTGGAAGATTGTTTTGGATTGATGATGACCTTGACTTTAGGTCATGTCCACAGTATAATGATGGTACTGGTGACTTTGATAATTCTGACTATGTGTCAGAATGGGATGATTGGGAGGGAGTAAACATGGATTTACTCTTTAACATTCATAAGACATGCTTAAACAGTAAGCAAGTCTATCACAATTCACTATCATTAAAAGGAGCATAACAATGGAAGGTGTAGAACTAGAAGATGTAAGAGATGATTGGTATGATGAGGATGGTAATTTAATCCCATGACATACACACAGAAAGCAAATCCAAATGCATCTAACAGTGAGTTTGATGCTAAGGTAATACTATACCCTAAGGTTAAGGTTGAACTAGAAGAGTGGGAGATCAGCATTATTGTTGATGCTCTACAAAAAGAGAGAACAACCTACTCTTTTAGGAAACCCAAGGAGGCACAGATCAAGTCTATTGAACAAACATTAGCATTAGCATTAGCAAACCATGAAATTTCCATTCTCAAGAACTCTCAGTAAGGCATACACCAGTGCTAAGGACTGGTTGCTCAGTGAAGATCCAATTTGGGATCCTGATAAGGTAGAATGTTATGTGGATGATGAAAAAGAGGACTGTTTCATAGGTAAAATCGAGGCACTGGGTTATAAGTATGATGATGGTAACGATTGGTATGAAAGAACATGGAGCACAGACTCAGGACCGAAGGAGACCATTAGAGAGGTCTATCAACTGCTAGAGAATGGTCGATGGAATAAGATTATGATCGGTTATGGGGATCGTGTGTTCTTTGAGGAGCCAGTTGAAGAAGTGTCACAATCACGAGAGACACACCGTCATGATGTACTATAATAAGTACATAACAAACAAATGATCCAAATGTCCAAGGCACTTTTCGTTGACACAGTGTATGAAAGAGCACACAAACTCGGTCAGGCACTACAAGCAAACTATGACCGTAATGGTTATGGTGATACTGTATTCGACATCAAAGAGGGTCGTAAGTACATTAAGATCAACATGATCAACAACCAAGAGTCTGTACATGCATTCATTGATCGTAAGACTGGTGATGTATTCAAACCAGCATCTTGGAGGGGACCAGCGAAGGGAGTAAGATATAATTTATTAGATGATGCAAGTTATGCTGCTTGTATCGCTAACTGTGACTGGGCAGGTGGTTATCTCTACATGAGATAATCCCCTTTTCCTTTTAAATATTGTACATCTTATTCACTTTTAATCATGCTACCAATGAAAAAGAGACCAATCACCAAACCTAGCAGATGTGTCCTTCAGACATATGTGCGTGGGTTGATTGCTGATTTACCCACAAATGCGGTAAAAGGGGAGTATAATCTCCGTGTATCTCCGCGTGAGGGTTTAGATGATTATGAGGTATCACAGTATTATAAATTCTTATGGAAACAACCATTAGAATTTGTATCAGCATTGAATACCATGCTACCTGATGATACTGAATTTGTATCATTCGATCATCTCTCAAATTCATTGGTACTACTAAGAAAATGAAGAAACTACCTAAGAAATTACAGGAGAGGATTAATCTCCATCGTGACACATCATATGATTGGTGTGTCGAACGCTTTAAGCATTTAATGGCAGAAAATAGAGTAGAGGACGCACTCTCTCTTGCGGATGAATTCTACGAATGGTTGGATGGTGACTTGCTATATAACGAGTCAACATACTATTCCCACTATGATGAACTCAGGGAGGAGTATGAGCAACTCAGAAGCAGATGATGTATTGCGTGAGCTCACGCTCGCTTGCGTACAAGCAGCAAACAAAGACGACCAAGAATTAGTAGATAAGTTAATGAAAGAGATAGATGATATAAGAGCACAATGCCCAAACTCTACTCTATAAGATGGCAAGAACACAACGATCTCTTAAAAAGAATCTATCATCATTAACAACAACCCCAACAAAACCCAAGAGAAAGACAAGAAGTGACAAGAAACCAGAGTTTATTACCACTAAATCAGATTTGAAGTGGCAATTAGGCAATGGTAATGGCACTATAAGGTCAATGCCTTGGTACTTGCATCCAGTCAAGAAGAATTCATTTAACAAATCGTGGTTCAGAGACTATGACGATGCATGTAAACAAATAGCACGATTGAAATTAACCCCAGAGGATTACACATTATGGCATCTAAAGTCAAAAGAGAAAAGCAAAGAAACCAAGTAAAGTCTAGGTTTTATTACATATTTTGGGGTGCAGCAACCTTATCGGTATTTGCAGGACAATATTATGTTGGTTCAGGGTATCGTAAGATGTCCGAAGCAGTAGAAAGAATAACCAATGGTATCATAGTAGTACCTATTGAGGTAGAACGAAAGAGAACTGGTGATGGATTGTGGCATCCCACTGATCCACCTAAGAGAATATGGTAGCATAAAAAAAGACCCTCTTTCGAGGGTCTTGTTACACTTATGATTTTGGATTCATAGTATTAGGTTACATATTCGTTTGTCTGTGTGGTCTGTTTCGCACTCAATCAGGCAGTCGTAGTAATCATTGATCTTTTCTAGGTTGGCATTACTGCTCGTTGTACTTGTCTCAAAATGATTCCATTCTGCTAGTTGATTCTTGCTTAGAAGATTGTGCGACATACTTGTGACCTCTTTGAATTGTTAGACTCATAATGAAGGAAGTTTTACTTCATCTTGTTATCCTTAATTCTACCACTATTTATGTGCAAACGCTAGTATTTGACATACATTTTAACAGTTCTTATCTACGCAATAATACTCATATTGACCTAATCTCCCAAGTATGCTATAATATTGACATACTCTCGGAGGCGAGGCGATTTTTTTTATGAATACATATCCACCTGAAATGTATGAAGAGATACTCAAGTTCTTTGCATACAATCCATATCGTGATGATAAGTATAGTATTGTGGAGATTGACACTGATGACATCGCTTCTGAGAGGGAACTAAATAATACACACCAGATTTAAGTGTATGTGGAACATTAACATTAAGCAAGGATTTGATAAGGTAGTGGAGTGGGACAAGAAACTGATTAAAAAGTTTCAAGACAAGTTCAACCTCACTGATTATCAAGTACTATGCATATCATTCGCTAAAGGGTTCATTATAGGAGCAATACTCTTATGACCAGACTATACCCTGAAACCACATCAATTGAAGGAAAAGATAAGCATGAGTTTGGATACGAGTGGACACCAGTTGAGCGATTGCATAACGATTTACGGAAAGAGATTGAGAATGACTACCAACCTGGAATAATCAATCCAAGGCAGGAAGAAGAACTCAATAAGATTGCCAATGAATTAGGTGGCGAGATAACATATACTACCACACTAGATCAATATGGCATTGGTAAAAAACAAGTAGTAATTACATTTGATTATGTCGGAAGACCCAATTGTACAGCATGAAGAAAAAGATTGCACAGATCAACTCCTTGAATGTACTAGTGAGTGTGATATCAACGATACAGAATGTAAAACAGACTGTGTGGAAGAATATCATGAATGTGACATCTCACAGGAGTTCACGCCAGAAGATGTAGAACAATGCATTACTGATGGTAATGATTATAAAGATTGTGTTGATCACATGGTTGCTACCATGCCCTCTGCTATGACCACTGAAGAAGATAAATTCATGCACATGGACGAAGGAGAGTTAGTCTCTGAGTGCCTTCAAATCGCTGCTCTATTAAATGGAACATGCGAAAGAGTCCAAACACTTAATTCTATGGGTAGATCAAGCAAAAAGATCATCATAGAATATGATATCAAAGAAAGAGATCAAAGAGCATCTCAAGAAACTTAAACAAATCAAACATAATCTGAAGACTGTTAAAGGTACAAGATTACCCAAGAGATTACAAAATGGTAAGAGTGGTTCATCCTGATAATTTTGGTTGGTTAGAACACCAATTAAATGAACACGAGTTAAATCATATTAACAAGTGTATTGAACAAGGACAAACAACAGATGCTAAGTCACAACTCATTGGGCATGTAGATAAGAGTATTAACATAAAGGACATAGACGACCTATTCTTGTTTAATACTATCAACCCATTGATTAGAGAGTTTTCCACAGCATTTTCCACAGTTAAACACCAGAACATATACAAAGAGCATCCTTATATGCTTAAAGACTTCTGGGTTAACTACCAATATCAACATGAATATCAACCAACACATAATCATGGTGGTGCATTTTCATTTGTTATATGGTTAAAGATACCAACAGACTACAAGGAACAGAACAAAGATAATACTGCTAACACTAAGTTAAACAGTTGCTTTGAATTCCAATACTTGAACATACTAGGAGAGACATGTATGAATAGGTACATGTTAACACCAAAGGATGAAGGTAAGATGTTATTCTTCCCAAGTAAGTTGTTACATGCAGTGTATCCATACTATAATTGTAAGGAAGAAAGGGTATCAGTAAGTGGTAATGTGTGGGTGAACACTGATGTCTCTCGTTAATGAGAATTGTTATCAGGATACTATCCTTGAGTAACCTTCCGCACCAGTGAGAGACTGAGTTTTCCACAGAATTTCGAGGTCCTGTGGAAATCTTTTGAAATATATTAAAAAATATAGTATGTGTGTTCTATTGTGCTCTCCTCTTGTTGTCTTAGGCCGCAGTGGATCGAAAGTCAAGCAGGTGTGTGACAGTTCTCAAAGTGGCACAAAAACCCTCGAAAACCCTTGGCGATGCCCTATAATAAGTTCATGAACAGCAAAAGACTCGAAAAACTGCGATTTTGACTTTCTGAGACTTTCAGAAAAGCACAAAAAGCAAAAAAATGACTTTTTAAGTTTCTTATAAAAGTAAGAAAGTTAAAAAACTGACTTTTTAAGTTTTTGAGGTTTTTGTATGAGTTCAAATCCGTCTATTTAACTTTATAAGGACTTAAAATGACCCTATTTGTGGAAAACCCAGTGAAAATCGAAGCAAATTACACAGATTTAGACTCATCTGCCATAGATTCTATTAGAATCGCGGAAAATCAGGTATTTATTACATATTCTTCTAATTTTGAGAAAGAATATGCATTTAATTGCCCTGAATTAGTAGAATTCAATAATAATCTATGTGAAGTACTATTATCACATGAATTAGATGAAGGAACTAACAATCAGAGGCAATCTATTGGTAGTTTCATACACCGTCAAGTAAGAGATGGTGTACTAGTTGAAAATAAATAGTTGAAGTTTACTAGTTAATTACTAACTATCACTATGGCGAAGAAATACCGTCCTGGCAACCCTAAAACTAAACAATTAGAGGAGGAGTTTAATGATTATGGTTACAATATCAAGGGAGTCCGAAGGTCTCACAAGAAAAAGGTAACCAAATTCAAAAAGCAAACCTACCAGGAGGATTTCTATGATACATGATATCATGATCATGTAGACCAAACGCCAACCAGTTCACAAACTGTCCACTATTTCACCTAGTGGGCAGTTTTTTATGGCATTATAGATACATGGACTTAATCCCCTTTCTTTTTATGACCATTAACGCAGCACAACTGGATTACATAGTTGAACAGTATGCTGAGATCGTCCTAGATCGCATGGACTACAAAGACATGGAGCAGTATGTGTACGATTCACTAACTGACTACTATGGTAGAATGGGCAAGACCGAACTAAGAGACCACATCATTGAGATGGAAAACTCAGGATGTCCTGAGGATAACCTATTCGATGAACTCTTAGACAATGCCAAGCACATCACAGTTTATGGTGAAAGTCCAAAAGACAGTAATGTGACAACTTATGGATTGGCAGAAGGCGAGAGTTTATCGTTTCCTGTAAAATCCTAAAAGTCGGAAAACTCACTTTTTTACTTTTTTATTAAATGTCAACTTTTTCTTTCTTAACTAAATCTACTTCCTATTATAAGGTTGAAGTAGAAGCAGACAATTTAGAAGATGCTTACTCTAAGGCAGAGGCATTTGACTATCTAAGTGGTGACTCTGACTATCAGGAGTTGGAGCAGAGAGACCACGAGGTCTTGGAACAGATGGAATAGTTTTCCACAACCCTGTGGAAAAGATCAGTCTAATTCAATTGGGATGTCCTTGGGGCATCCCTTGTGACAGTTTACAAATCGCACACGGTCAGCTGGATTTTTTGTCAGCCGCTTCGCTTCGTGCCAATTCTCAAAGTGTCCACTATTTTGCCAATGGTGGGCATTTTCGTGTATTATAAGAATATGAAATTCACCGACCAATTTTCTCTCGTGCTCAATTCTGAAGAGCACGCCATGCTCGAAGAGATGGCACACTTTTGTTCCCAATTCGATTTTGAGGAGCATAACGACCCCGTTCTGTTCGATCTGCTTTGGGATAAAATCCTTTGTGCAGAACATAAAATCATCACGGAGGAAAACTCATGAGCACGATCAGCGAATTCTACTCAGGTCTCTTGGATAAGGGATATTCTGAAAGGGAGATCCGAGAGTCTGCCCAAAAGCATTCCAAGCGAGTTGCCCCTGATTGGTTCAACGGGACATACGAAGAATACTTGGATCACATGCACGATTTTCTAAACGGGATTTAATCCCGTTTTTTTCTGTCTCGCCGCCAGGCGGCTGACTTGCGTAGACAGTTGACAAACTGGACTTTTTTGTTGCATAGTGTAACGAATCAGCATTTTGTCAACCCCTTAGGGTTTATAATGGAGGGGTAAACACGCAAAGCATTTATGCCAAGCACCGCCACTTCAACCCCAGTCAAGTCTGCCGCTGCACCTAAGAAACCAGCACGCAAGACACGGGCAAGAAAGGCAACACCAAAGAAACCTCAAGTTTCCAAGGTCACAGTCACCACATTCAAAGGTGGCAAGGTAACTCAGAAAAAAACTGAGTTCACCCGTCCTTCAACTCGTAACCTCATTACAGTTGAACGCTATCTCAAGGACATTCGCACCCGTTGGCAAATCCACCAGTACGAAATCCAAGAACTAGGCAAGGACTTCAGAAAAGGATTTGAATTCATCAAACCCTATCACGCACAGGCAGTCAAAACAGTCAAAGCGTGGACAGTCTGAAATCTGACCCTAAGACCCGAAAGGGTCTTTTTTATTGTCAAAACCAGGCGGCTGGAATTTTGTTTCATATTGTTACGGGAATGTTCAAACGGGGCAGATTTATGATTATAATGGAGGAGTAAATCAGACATGACCCACATGAGAAAAATCGAACAGCAAATGCAGAACGCAATTCGCAATCGCATGAACTGGTCAAAATCGAACACCTCAGTCGAGGTCGATTCAGAGGGTTACACAGATGTCAGATTACACGGCAACCGCATTGCTCAGATCAACCCACACGGTGACATCACATTGAGTTCATGCGGATGGGACACACCCACGACCAAATCAAGGTTGAACGCCGTGCTTGACTGCTTCATAAACAGCAGGATTTTTCAGAAGGATTTCACATGGTATGTGGACGACCTCAGCACCCCGTTCTTTGACGGGTTCAAAATCATCCGATGACCAAACCCCAAACCCCGAAAGGGGTTTTTTCATGCCCAAGCGAAGCGGCTGGAATTTTTGTGACCAGTTGGCAAACTGTCCACTTTTTACCCTATTCGCTCGCTGACCGTGTATTATAAGAATATGAGAAATCTTCAACTCACCGAGGCAGAGGAAACCGCACTGGTAAATCTGTTTCTCTTCGTTCACGATTTGGGAGCACCACCCCACCTCGAAGACGACCCCGCCTTTGATTCCCTTTGGGACAAA